AGTACTTAAGAGTTTATAGTAGACAAATCATACTATCAATGCTTATATATAACCAGAACAATTCCACAGTGTTGAGATTGCCCAGAACACGTTCTAGGTGCACATGGAGAATATTTCAATTTTGAGAAAAATCATATATACAAGCTGGGAAAAAAAAGATACAACTAGTGACTAGATGATTCATAAATGTTTATAAGATTCTGAATGATTTTAATACGATACAAATTTTGGGGACTATTGTTATCAATCCTTAAAATGATACTCTTCCAGTCATCATAGTGCTGTTTCCAAGTCTTCTCATCACTGTACATTATGGACATGGATTAGTCATCCCCATGTTTGGTGTGATACAATCATCTACAGGTTTAACAGATACCTCTAGACCCATAAACAAAAAAGTGATAAAAAGCATGATAGGTACTACTACTACTGGAATAAGTATGCTATATAATTCTGGGTGCTTATTGAATATCATTCTTGATCTTCAATCTCCATTGCTTTTTCCTTAACTGGAACTACCTGTTTCTCAAAGTCTTCACCTTGTATACCATTAGATACCATAGTACCTTGAATTCTAAAAATACACCTAATAAGATCTCGCTTTGAGTGTTCACCAAAAGTGTGGGTGCATGCAACACATATAATCTTTTCAAGTTGTTTATTACCTATCATTATATATCATCCTCACATATGTTGCAAGTTCTGCAATAGAACTTGTACTCTTTAAAATAAAAATTAGGGTGTTGGCAATCAGTCATCTAGATTACCCCACTTTTTACCTTCTTCTTTATCTTGCTCACCATGTTCTTTCTTTACGTGTTTTAAGACTTGGTTAAAACTTTCAAAGTCTTGTCTACCACAATAAATACAATGAGTTATATCATATGCCACGGTCAATTATATTATTGCTGTACTCATCCATTTTATAAGTCTTTTCTTCGTCGTTTTTCACTACTCTTGACCTAACGTCAAAATATAGTGCAACAAGACATAGACCAATACCTAATGGTAAGAGAAAGCCTGTTGCAATACAGAATATACCTGCTGCTAGGAGTAGTATATTCATTCTAATCTCCCCAACTTGTTCTTGATAAGGAACAAATCGTTCATGACTCGTGTCATGTCTTGAAGCGTTAGTTGCATCTGTTTTTGGAGTTCGATGACTTTGTCATTATGACTTTTACTATCTTGCTTATCCATACCTACCCTAACAATGACTGCTATATAAGGCTTACTAGTTAACCAACCTCACTTCAAAAATTCGCCCTACGGGCTCATAGAACTAAGTCTATTTTTCTGGGTTTTCAAGTCTAATTTCTTTAAGTTTATCTTCGGCAAGGAACGTAAGTTTCCAAAAGGTACGTTTTGCATCAAGTGATATTTCGGATACGTCTAGCTTACCATAAGTACGCTCGAACCAACTTAGAATAAGGCTATAATCATCTGGTTCTAGTTCTACCATACATAGCTTTAAATACTATTAACTAATAAAGTTATGTAGCTGGCTCGTAACACCAGTCCTCCGTCTACCAGTTGATAACCAAATCGCATGAATTAACATGTGGTTAGACGTTATGCTTACTCACACCACTACATACAACAATACTTATATGCGTTATTATATATTTTGTATTATGGCATTAGATGACGGTATACCAGACGGTAAAACAACCCATACCCATGAGGAAACTGGTGTAACACATAAGCATAAGAATGGTAATAAATCTCATCAACATGAGGAAACTGGTTGTATATGTAAGGACTCTAGACTAGTAAATTGTTCTGAACATGGTGACAAAAACTAAACAAAACCTTAACAAAAGTTTATTAACTACCTAACACAAGATTTTATATGGGATTAAGAGATACCCTAAGTGCATTCGCATCTAGATTTACTAGTAAATCTTATACTGAAACTACAACCAGACCTTCTATAGCACAGCCTTATATGAGTACCGATACAGGTGCTAAACTACCAATTTTTCCATTTCCTCTTATTATGATTTATGAGTTAGCAGATAATATTGATGCACTCAGAATACCTATTGAAACTCTAAACAGAGAGATGTTTAAGAATGGATTTGAGGTAGTTGAAAAATGGAAGTATAAGTGTAATAACTGTGGTAAAGAATTTCAATATCAGCCATTAAAAGGTGACCATACTGATGACCAGCCATTTGAACAAAATCAGAATAATGAGTCTAACACCATACCAAGAAATGAAGCAAAGAAAGCAATAGCACATGAAATAAACCCTACAGGTGAGATGGAATGTGATACATGTGGTAGTAATGATTTGTTAAGACCAGTTCCAGAAAATAGAAAGAAACTTGAAGATATGCTAGAAAAACCAATCAATGGTAACGAACAGACTTTAGAAGACTTATCAAGACAACTAGAGAGAGACTTGGAAGTTGCAGATAATGCATATTGTCTAGTACTTAAGAATTATAAGATTGATGATGTAAGTGGTAGAATTGATCATGATGCATCAGAAGTAAAAGAACTTCTCAGAATAGACCCTCCTCAAGTCGCTTTAATCGCTGACTCTGATGGTAGAATAGGTTATGATGATAAGAGAAACCAAATCTTTGTATGTCCAAGATTTGAACATCGTGATAAAAGATTAACAGTTCCTAAATGTGATAGATGTGGTGCTGAAGCATTGAAAGCAGTGCTAGAGGTAAACTCTGTATATTCTATAGGTATTCCACAGCCAAAACGTGTAGTTTATGGTGAAGGTGAAGTTATTTGGAAAGCAGGTAAATATAAACCATCATTACTTTATGGATACAGTCCAATTTACTCTATTTGGTCTAAGGCTATGTCTTTATCTCATATGGATGAGTATATTAGAAAATACTTTGATAAGATGAGACCTCCAAGAGGTATGCTAGTTATTGCATCTCGTAACTATGAAACGTTTAGAAAATCATGGGATACACTTGAAGAGAAAGCAATAGAAGACCCATACACTATACATCCACTTTTAGTAGAGAGTGATAAAGGTAGTAAAAATATGGCACAGTGGATAGACTTTACTGGTTCATTAAAAGAATTAGAATTTACAGAAATAAGAAGAGAATTAAGAATGATTATTGGTGCAGTGTTCGGTGTGTTACCGTTATACTTTGGTGAATTACCATCTGGATGGTCACAAGAAGGTTTACAAGTTACAATTACAAACAGAGCAATTAAATGGGGTCAAGACATTCTTTATACTTCATTCTTTAAGAAATTTGCTGCAATGTTAGATGTAGATGATTGGGAATTAAGATTGAAAGGTGGAGAAGAAAATGATAAACTAAGAGACTTACAAATACAAGGTGTAGAAATACAAAACATGGCTGCTATGCAAGCAATGGGATTCGAAGTTACAAAAACACACACTGGTGAGTTTAAGGTATCAAAGAACCCAATTATTAACCCAACTATGATGATGTTAGAAAGTAATAATGAGAGTGATAAACCAAACACTTCTGGTTCTAAAGGACGTGGTAGAGGAACTGCTGCACCAAAAGAAGACCAACAAGAAATGGACGGTAAACCAAAGAAACAAAGACCATCTGATAAAGGTGGTGTAGCACAAGGTTCACCATCAAGTGGAAAAGGTACATCACAATCTAAAAAAGCAGAAATACAACCATACTTACAACCAAAGAAATTCCCAGACGGTATAACACCAGCTAATTTTGAAATTGTAAAATCAACATTACAAAGTGCAATAGACTTTGATTGGACAAAAACAAAAGCAGTTGATGAATTAAGAAATAAAGCACATATGACAGTTAGACAAGCAAGAGAAATTGTAAAACAAGAACTTTCAGATACTAAGAGATGGGAGGAAGACGGTTTTTAATCATGACAACTAAAAAGAAAAACACAAAAGGTGCAGACGCAGGTACACAATTCAGTCATTGGACAAAGAACCCTCATGAAACACCTACAACAGATGACGTAAGGAAGAAAAAACTACCATCTGGTACAAAGGTTCGTTCAACACAAGCAAGCGTTAATGCAGCAGCAAAAAAAGCAATAGATAAAATAAACAGAACCGAAGAATTTAAAAAGAAAACACAAAGTAC